GATGATTTTAAATTAAAGTTCCTGTTAGGAGGCATAGCTGCTCTTGGTATCATAGCATATATTATGGTAGTATTCGGACCATCACTCGTGGAGACATTTAACAATGGCTAGTTTATTTGATCAATTAGAATCAGAAGCTTTCCGTAAGGGACTAAAGGCAAGAACACAAGAAGCAGAAAAATGGTTTCAAAAGAAAGCTAAAGAGCTTGGACCATTAACAAAATCTGTACTCAAAGATGATAGACTAATAGAAACTGGTGGTGCAAATGCTGGTGATATGGTAATGTATGTGTATGATCCTAAACTTAAAAAGACTTTACCTTATTATGATACATTCCCACTTACTATTGTTGTAGGTGCAGCGAAAGATGGATTCTATGGTATTAACTTACACTACCTACCACCTAATGTACGTGCAATCTTCTTAGATAAATTAGGTGATATTGCATCTAATAAAAAATTTAATAAGACAACTAAATTTAGAATTACATATAACTTATTAAAAGCCACAAAGAATTATAAATACTTTAAACCGTGTTTTAAACATTATTTAACTAAAGGAGTATCTTCTAAAATTATGAAGGTATCCGCTGCGGAATGGAACATAGCAATTTTTTTACAAACAGCTTCATTTAAGAAAGCAAGTTCAACTACTGTGTGGGCTGATTCAAGGAAACAATACTAATGGAAGATGTAATAAACAGCATAGATAATATGAAAGCAATAATCGGTAGACGTGGTGGTATAGCACGTGGTAATAGATTTGGTGTGCATATTACACATCCTTTAAAAAATCAAGGTATATTCGAAGGAAAAAAATCAATTGTTCGTGAAGGCCCTAGGAACTCATATTCACGTGAGGTTACTGAGTTTAAAGACTTTTTACAGAATGGAGAAGACACATATATGTTATGCTCATCTGTAACACTCCCTGGTAAACGTATATCCACAACTGAAGCTACACATAATCATAACCTTGCAAAGAAGCCTTACTCAATGGCTACTGATGAAGTCACAATGACCTTCTTATTAACTGGTGATTATTATATTAAAAAGTATTTTGATGCTTGGCAAGAGATAATTATAGACAGTACTGGGCCTCATTATAAAGCAAGGTACAAAAATGAGTATGTTGCTCAAGTAGAAATACATGCACTATCTGAAGATGAATCAGGTGTAGTTGGATATTCAAATATGTTAGAGAATGCATATCCTATACAGGTAGGTGCAATTGAATTAAGCGAAGGACAAGAAGGTTTAATGGAAGTAAGTGTTACCTGGGAATATGATAATTGGAGATCACAACACATGAGAGAAGGATTCCAAGATAAAGTGTCTAAGGCAGGAGCTAATAGACAAAGAAGACTGGCTATTCTAGATCAAATTGATTTAGAAAGGCAATAAAATAATTTAATAATAATGGAGAGAGATTGATATGTTGCCAACTTTAGCAACCCCAAAGTATGATATGATTGTGCCCTCAACAGGCAAACCTATAACGTACAGACCATACGTGGTCAAAGAAGAGAAGATTTTATTGATTGCAATGGAATCTAAAGATAATAACCAAATTGAAACAGCTGTGCTTGATATTATTGAAAGATGTATTGAGTCTGATATTGATTTAGATAAATTAACAACGTTTGATATTGAGTATATGTTTGTAACCCTACGAAGTAAATCTGTAGGTGAAGGTATTAAGATAAATCCTTCTTGTGAACATTGTAAAACTGATAATTTAGTAAAAATTGATATAGACAAAGTTACAGTATCGAATCTTGATAAAGCTGATGTAGATTTGCATTTTAAATTAACAGATGATATATCTCTAGATTTAAAATGGCAAACTATGAAAGATAGAAACAGAATTATAGAATCTGAATCTGAAACTGAAACTATTATTCAAATGATTGCTAACTCTATTGAGACAGTATATAGTGGTGAAGAAATAATGACTATTGGAAATACTCCAAAACAAGAGGTAATAGATTTTGTTGAGAGTTTAAATACAGATCAATTTGCTGGAATAGTAGAAATATTAAGTAAAGTACCTTATTTAAGTTATGATGTAAAATTTGATTGTGTTAAGTGTGAGAAAGGTAACACTATAGGATTAAGTGGATTAATTGATTTTTTTCAATAGCCCTTTCTCATAGTAGTATAATAAGTTATTATAAACTGAATTTTACAATGATGCACCAGCATCACTTTAGTTTATCGGAGCTTGATGATATGATGCCGTGGGAAAGGGAAATCTATATTGAACTTTTAGCAGCACATGTTAAAGAGCAAAATGAGATTAATAAGAAAAGGAAAGCATAAATGGCTAAGAAAGATAATTTAGGATTACTGCAGGAAATTGTAAGTCAGTTAAGAACGCTGAATAGAAGCAGCGTCCGAGATCAACTTAGAGAGGCTGAAACAGCTAAACGTGCTGAAAAATTAGCTACTGTTACTGAAGAAGGCACCGAAACCAATGTTGGTCTGATTGATGCTGCCACAGACTTTCAACGTAGGTTTATAGCGGGTCAAGCAAGAACAGAATTTAACTCTAGAATAAAAGATAAACCTGCCAGTCGTGATGATCAAGAAGCTTTATATAAGTTACTAGATTCAAGACTTGCCCCTGCTGCCCTTGCTGATAATAACCAAATACCGGCCGGTGCAGGAGAGCCTTCAGGAGAAGGTTCACCTGCTGCAGAAGCAAGAGCTGAACGTGAAGAAATGATGAGGAAACAGTGGCTTAACCAGAGAATTTTTGCTATCTTAGCTGAACAAAGAGCAAGAGAGCAAGATCAAACTAACGCGCGATTTGATCTTGATCCAATGAATCAAACTGCTGAAGATGCTCGAGCATCAGCTGAAGCACTTGAAGAGCTTGCACATCATGCTACGCAATCAGGTTCAATATTTACCAATGATATTCATGCCACACAACGATTAGATACGCTAATTGCTTTTGCAAAAGCTACAGAAGAAAGAAGACTTAAAGAACGAAATAATGATATGCGTACTGCTAGAGAGAATCGATTAGAAGCAGATGGTGTTTTTGGTGGACCACGAAGGGGAACAAGTGCTCAGGCATCTGCAGCGTCTGCAGATGAAGATGGTGAGGGCGGGCTGTTTGGAATACCCGGTCTTGGAGCTCTCCAGGTTGGAGCAGGTGGTGCATTATTTGGTGCAGTTACGTTCAGAAAGCAACTAGTGGGAATGATGAAAAAGCTTATACCAAATTGGAAAAGTATTAAAGGTTTTCCCAAATTAGCAATGAATCCTAGAAACTGGTCGGGAATATTAAGAAAATCTATGATTGCTAAATTTGCTTTGCTTGTAGGTACGGTTTTTGGAATTGGAGCGATAGAAGATGCAGAAGACTCTGCCTCAGATGACGGAGAGGGATTCGGCATAGCAGATGGTTTGTGGACAGCTTTAGGGGCATACCAAATCTGGGGAGCCGCAAAGTGGATAGGAGTTAAAACTGGAATAAAATTAGGAATTGTAGCTGCAGCCAAAAAAGCGTTCTCAGGTGCAGCAGCAGGTACATTAAGGTTCTTCCTTATGAGAGCATTGACGGCCGCTGGTGTATTTGCCGCTGGTGCAGTAGGAATTGCGGGTGCTCCATTATGGATTGGTATAGCAGTTGCTGGTATAGTTGCTTGGAAATGGGATGCTATTACAAATGCAATCTTTGGTGCAGCTGATATAGACGGTGATGCTAGTACTGCAGCAGGAATTGATGCGCTAGCGGCAGATTCACCTCAATTGTTTGACATAGGTACTAATCTATCAGGTAAGGTAGACTTAGCACTAGATAATGCTAAACGCGTTAATGAAAGAAGAATACAAGAAATGTTTTCCCACCTTGATAAAGATCAAGATGACTATGCTGAAAGGATTAAACAAATTACTGATCTAGCAATAACTGGTGGTTATACTCAAGAAACTATCGATAGACTTATAGCTCAATCTCAAGGTATTTATGAGGGTATATATTCAGGTCCAAACCGCTTTCCATTACCTGGTGCAGATGATCTAATGGCAGGTGGCTCACCTAATGGCAGAGGTAGAGGTGCGATGTCCGCTGAAAAGAGACAAAGATTAAGAAATCTTGCAAATGTATATCAAATAGGAGATGAGTTCTCAAATACCGGTGATCCAGATCGTCAAGATTTTATTCAAAACTATCAAAATAAAATAGCGCAGGTTGGTGATGTAGTTACAAATACTGTAACTAATCATTATTATCAAAACGAAACCTACGCCTTAGGAACCAGATAATAAAAAACCCCCAATTAAGGGGGTTCTCAGATTTAACTCTTAAGCTTCTGCTGCTAACTTAGCAAAGTAACTCATGGTATCATTTGATTCAGCTTCAACCTTAGCTGCTGGAGCAACTTCAGGCATATCATTACGATCAATAGAAGTACGATCAATAGAAGATTGCTCTTCATCTTGTTCAACTTCACCACGCGTTACCAATTCCTC